CCATATGATAGATGTGTGTGTATGGAGGAAGTTACCTAATCCATCTATAACTAATAAGATGTAAGATATGAATTGACCCCACCCCTCTATAAAATTGCATTGGCTCTTGCCTTGCTGCAGCCAATGAATTTTCTAGAGAGGTAGGGTACAATGAGTAATGAATGGATGATAATAACAATAGGAATATCGTGTGTATTAGCAGCTACTACTATACTGATACTTGTTATGACTGTAATAGAGGCACTATCCTTTGCAACTATTCTATGACGCTCTGACAGTAGCTGTAGTACTGACTGCTGTACTGGTAGCTCTTGGTGTAATAAAAATGCTTATATGCGATCTGATGGACTATCTGAGGTGATGAATCGCTGTACGCGATGTCACTATATCAAAAGATTAAAAACAAAACTTTTGAAAAAGTTTTACAAAACACAGTCTGGAGTTAAGAAATGAAGATAATTTATACAGTATATGAAAATGATTGGCCAGAGCATAACGAAACCATAAAAGAAGTATTGGAGTATGAAAATAGAATACTGTTAAAAAAACAAAGAGAAAGAGATATAGTCTCTGATCTCTGTTTCAGAAATAATTGGAAAAACTGCGAGACAGTATTCGAGATACTTGAAGCGTTCCCACTGTGCCCAACATACGAAGATGAGGCTAACAGCCTACGTATAAATTTCGTTAAAGAGTGGGTATTAGAACACCACAGAGAAGACGTCATTGTAGTCGAAGATGAATATAGTCAGCATGAATCGCTAATTGTAAAAACATACCAATAGGTGATACTGTAAACACACTGCGCGTGGTTGATGATTCTAGGGTATATCTATACGATGAGCAATAAGCAGACTAACCTTGACTGCGCTTCGCTCATACGCTGTATCCATATGGGGAACACACCTCCTTACCTACCTATGTAAGTTTTGCAAGGGGGTGGTTGTGGATAAATATGTGGATAAGTATTAAAGTTATCCACAGGATTTCCCTAAAATTAACCAGACTTATCCCATGACAAAGCAGCCAGAATCATTATAATTACAATCAAGGAAACGATAAATAAACCACCAAAAAAGGTTGACAAATGGAACTATATTACACTAAACAAAGGCAGGGAAGACTGGCATTTCGTAACGCAGTGCGGGTACATGTTGATAACTTCACAGCAGTGAAACGCATTGTATCAGATAAACAACTGAGCGATATTGATACATTAACCATCGCTTACAATCGCTGGCCTACGCCAGCAAACCTTGAAAAACTGCAGCAATATAAACTTAACCTAGTATAAACTGGAGATATAAAATGACTACATTATTAAACATTGATTTCACATCGCTTGGCTTAGACGTAGAAAAAGAGATCCAAATGCTGGGCAATGGGCTGGCGCGCTCTTGCAACGCTCTCGCAGAAAGCAGCAAGAACAACCACGATAAACACCAGATGGCACTGCAAGACGAAATGCAAAAGGGAGATGATGCAGATTTATCAGCAGCATCACACAGCGCAAACAAAGCGTCATATTTTGAAGGGCAGCAGCTCAAATGGGTGAAAATGCGACAGCTAATTGAGGCGGAAGGTTACAGCGATACAAACGTAAAAGCCTTCCCGCCTAAACTCACACGCGAGCAACTCGAGGAGCTAGCCAACGCTCGAAGTAAAAAATAAATTGACCCACCTGAACAAGTGGTAAAACTGTTCACTTTATATACAAAAAAAAAATTTTCTCGCTTCGCTCGATCAAAGGAGTTCGCTATCGCTCACCATAATTGGCTCGCTTCGCTCGCAACAACATAATGTGTTCGCTGCGCTCACCATAAAAAAAATCAACTCGCTTCGCTCGTGGCTGTAGTACATAGAGAGCCAGAACGCCAACCCACGCTGCTCGCTCGCGCTGATGTACATACCATATGGGAAACATAGCCCAAATGGGATATACAACCACCGCGCGGGGGGATACTATGGACATCAAGTCTGGCTTAAAATTGATTTCAACTAAAAAATATAAAGTCAGGTTACAAAAAAATAATGCAACGCCTCTGCCTTCTGCGAAGGCGTTGATTATTTTTTCTTCTTGTATATAAAAATATAATTAAATATCTTTACATTTACTTATACATGTGATACATATACCCCACATGTATATTCCATTAGGTAATACTATAGGGAACACACCTCTAAGGAGATATATATGACACCAATAAATAAACTAACTAAATTGTCTCACGATTGGACTGTCTACTTATCAAGTATGGAAAATAAACTAACGCTTACTCCATCTGTTACTCAGATTATCCATGACTACATACAGCTTGCTGAAGAAGAAAACAACCATCTTCTGCACCAGTATGAAGGGACTCAGGATTATCAAGATGAGATGTACTATTTGTAATACTCTTTTAACTGACCAAGAAACAAGTAGAAAATATAACGACACTCACCCATTGAGTGGAGAATACTTAGATACTTGTACTCAGTGCCTTATATCTATTATAGATATTGAACCTACACTACATATAGAGGACTTAGATGACGAGTGATAACAGAGAAGCCTATATAAGAATAGCTAACATGCTTGCTAATTGGGCATTAGACTTTGATAAGACTACTCAAGACGCTATAGATTATATGGATCGAGTAATTATCTTAGACGAATTAACTCGCAGTGCTATGGTAAATGTAATTACCAATGACATTGACAAAGTGAGGAAACTAAATGAACGATGAGAATGAAGTAACAAACCCAGAGTATTATCGTAAGTGGAATATAGAACCTGCTGTATATATCATGGCAAATAACCTTGAGTTTTGGCGTGGTAATATAATCAAGTACGCTAGTCGTGCTGGCTATAAACTTTATGAAGGTAATGATTACTTCCAGAGTGAAATAAAAGATTTAAGAAAACTTATTGAATATGCAGAGATGCGTATTGATCAATTAGGGTTTGCTGATAACGATGGTAAGTAAGTGGACTCCAAGATACTGGGCTAAGGTAAAAATGTCAGACACACATACCTTAACTATTGAAGATAAGTTTCATAACACAACAGAGGTAATGAATAACATACGTGAATTGTTGTCACCATTAGTAGACCATTGGTGTATAACTATTATGCGTGGTAACGTAGTGCATACTGTAAGGTATGTATCAGATAATGAACTTTTAAAAGCAAAGGATTATTATGAATGACTATGGTGATGAGGTTGAGTTTGATGCGCTCGATGAACAAGCTAAAGATGAGTACCATCTACATTGGTGCTTAGAGGAAGCTAAAGAGTATATCGAAAAGTATGGCATGGATAAATTCTTACACGAACTTAGAGTGAGGTTAGAGCAATGAAATTTGCAGACTTTAAAAGTAAAGTGAATAAAGAAATCCTAAACTTAATGGAGGAACATGATTCAAATTGGATTCAACCTTACTGCGAGAAGATTGCAAGGTTTGGTAATCCACACAATGCAATCAAAGGTAACACCTACAGTGGTATGAATAAGTTTTACCTATCATGTTTGGCTGACTACGAGCGACCTATGTATGCTACATACAAACAGTGGACAAGCATTGGTGGTGATATGTCAAACACTAAAGGTAAGGGACTACCAGTAATCTACTTCAACTCGTCAATCAAGAAAGAGAAAAATGCTAAGGGCGAAGAAAAGACAAGGAGTGTAGGCTTTTATAGAGTATATTACGTATTCAATATCGCTGACGTTGGTAATGTAGACGAGAGTAAGCTTGCTTCAACTAAGGCTAAGGCTACTATGCAAGACATAGAGCCTGATGAAAAATGTGAGTCTATTATAAAAGCTACTAACGCTGGCATTGTGTTCAATCAAGAACGTGTGCCTTGCTATATACCATCTAAAGATATAATTAGTATGCCAGATAGAAAGGCTTTCTATAGCTCTACTGATTACTATTCTACTATGTTTCATGAGCTTACTCATTGGACAGGCCACAAGTCTAGGCTAAATAGAATTGTAATGAAGGAACGTACCAAGAAAGACTACGCCTTTGAAGAACTAGTAGCAGAGATTGGATCTGCTCACCTATGTGTTGCATCTGGTATTGAAAAGAAACCTAGAGAAGATCATGCCAAGTACCTAAATTCTTGGGTGACTTATCTCAAAGAAGATGATAACATTATGGTCAAAGCTTTCAGCAAGGCTAGTAAAGCAACTGATTTTATTCTTAACACAGGAGAGTAACATGAGCAAAGAACCAAGCGATTACTGGCAAGACGAGTACCAATCTAAATTCTTAACAGATAGTGAGGAAGATATGTTATTGGATAAAGTAGATGAGCTAGTATGTGATGACATACAAATGTTATTGATGGACGCTATGGCGCCTAACGAGGGCTATAAGATTAGGCATGATGAATTGCTAAAGTTACTTAGCGAGTGTGATGGTGGTGACTTCAGTGGCTTTGGTGAGTACCTATACATTATGTTGCTAGACCATGCAGGACATGAAGCTATGAGGGAGCTAGACCTATGACAGATACAGCAAGCAGAGGCAGACCAAGCTATAAAAAATCATGTGATTCATGTAAGAGTAGTGATGCCTGTCAAGTTTTCGAGCATGACAATGGCAAGCACGATGCCTACTGCTTTGCATGTCAAACCTATTTCCCTATGGAAATGGAAAAGAAACCAACAGTAGTGTCAATCGACAAGGCAAAGCCTATGATAAACTGGGATAAAGAGTACGTTAATAGTTTACCTACAACAGCTATTGCTGATCGCAAGTTAAGCAAAGAAACTGTAGAGAAATTCAACGTTAAGGTAGCACTATGTGAGAAAGATGGTCGTACTATCCAAGAGCATTACTATCCAGACCACAAAGATGGCAAGCTTATTGGTTACGAAATCAAGCAGGTTAGCCCTAAGCGTTTCACATCTATAGGTAATCGTAAGGGTGAGTTTGATTTATGGAATCAACACAACACATCTATTGGTAAGAAGCTATTTATCACAGAGGGTAGGCTTGACGCTATGGCTCTGTACCAAACGATTGTTGACAACAGGCCAGCTAAGTACTCAGCCTTCGAGCCAGCAGTAGTATCGCTTACTCGTGGAGCTAGTGGTGCTGTCAAAGATCTGATGGCAAACAGAAAGTTCCTAGATAAATACGAAGAAGTAATCTTAGCATTTGACCAAGACGATGCTGGTAAAGCAGCAGCAAGAGAAGTACTAAAAGTATTTCCTATGTTTAAGGTTGCTGACTTTGACGAGAAAGATGCTAGTGACATGCTTGTTAAAGGCAAGAGCAAGGAACTATACCAAGCATGTGTATGGAACTCACAGCATGAAAGACAGGGTCAAGTAGTAGACATCGATGATATCCTACTCAAGTGTATGGAAAAGCCTAAGATGGGCATACCATTTTGCTGGCCTTCAGTTAATAAAGCTACGTTTGGTATACGACCGCACACTATCCACGTGGTTGCTGCTGCACCTAAGATTGGTAAGACTGATTGGCAACACCAGTTAGTGCATCACCTTACCTTTAATCAAGGCGTTAGGGTAGGTATGTTTGACCTTGAGAATAGTCCAGTGCGTACTGCTAAGAAGCTGGCAAGTAAAGAAGCACAGCTTGACTTTACTCGTCCAGACAAAGAGTATAATGATGAGATACTGCATGATGCACTAGTATCTATGCAAGGCAGGGTACGATTCTATGATCGTGGTGCTAGTCGTGATTGGTCTGACATTCGTATTGCTATCGAGGAGATGCACTTACTAGATGGTATTAATATCTTTATGATTGATCCAATAACTGCACTGATTTCTCGCTATTCTAGCGCGGAAGCCAATGACAAGCTCAATGAGATATGTACTGACATGGCTGACTTAGTAAATAGCTACCCCATTACAATCTTCTGCTTCTCCCATGTAAACCCTAAGCCTAAGTCTAGTAAGCCACATGAGGCTGGTGCTAAAGTATTCTCTAGTGAGCTTACAGGCTCTCGTGCTATGGAGAAATGGTTTCATTATGGACATGCTATTAGTCGTGATCGTACTGATGAATGTCCTGAAGAAGAAAAGAACAAGAGCAGATTCTATATGTTATTCGATCGTGAGTATGGACAATCTTATAGTGCTGATGTATTCTATAACGAAGACACAATACAATACTTGGAGGAAGGTAGCAGATGGTAGACTATGTTATAGATATAGAGACTGATGGTATCGATGCTACAAAGATACACTGTATGTCTGTTCATAACATCGAAGGTTGGAATGGTGTGCATGATTGGACAGCTAGTAGCTACCAAACCATGCGAGCCTTCTTTAAACTAGTAACAAAAGATGATCGTATCATAGGTCATAACTTTGTACGCTATGATAAGCCAGTGCTTGAGAAGTTATTGGAAGTAAAAATCAATGCACAGATTGTAGATACCTTAGCACTGTCTTGGTATATATACCCTGACTTACAAAAGCATGGCCTTGCACAGTGGGGTGAGCGTTTAGGTATTGCCAAGCCAGAGATAGATGACTGGGAAAATCTAACTGTAGAGCAATACATTCATCGTTGTGAGGAAGATGTAAAGATTAACCTCAAGCTATGGCAAGCACAGGAAGTTTACTTAAATCAGTTATACGATAATGAGCCAGAGCCTTTAATAAAATACCTAAGCTTCAAGATGCACTGCTCTCAACTTGCTGAGAAAAGTGGTTGGGACTTTGATGGCGAGAAAGCATACGCACTACAGGCAGACTTAAAGAATAAGATTGGTTTAGCTAATGCTAAACTAGCTGAAGTAATGCCTAAAGTAATCAAGTATGCTGAACGCACTAAGCCATCTAAATGTTTCAAAAAGAATGGTGATCTATCTAGCGCAGGTATTAAATGGGACAGCCTAACTAAAAGCAAGGGCATACCTTTTGACTATGAAGGTACTATAAAAGAAGAAGTCAAGGTAGAAGAACCTAACCCTAGTTCTGTAAAACAAACTAAAGACTGGCTGTTTTCTATAGGCTGGGAGCCAGCACGATACGACTACAACAATCGTAACTATTCTGATGGTAGAGAAGTACCACAGATCAGAGGCATGGATGGTTTGATATGCCCTTCAGTAAAGAAGTTATCAAGTGTATGCCCTGAAGTACTTGAGTTAGAAAACCTAGCAATCATTAAACACAGATTGATTGTAGTAGAAAATCTAATCAAAGCATACGAGAAACAAGGTAAGCCTAGAGCAGAGATGCGTGGCCTAACTAATACGCTACGCCTCAAGCACACTGTCATTGTTAATGTACCATCACTTCGTAAACCACTAGGCAAGGAGATCAGAGAGTTACTTATTGCTAAAGAACCAAACCTATTATTAGGTAGTGATATGTGTAGCTTGGAAGATAGAACTAAGCAACACTTCATATGGGATTACGATCCAGAGTTTGTAAAAGATATGATGTCAGATGACTTTGATCCACACCTTGACTTGGCTTTATCTGCTGGTGCTTTAACAACTGAGCAAGTAGACGAGTACAAAGCAGGTAATAAGACAGACGAAATGACAGCCATCAGACACGCTTACAAGGGTGGTAACTATGCCTGTACCTATGGTGCTGGTGCTAAGACGCTCTCAAGGCAACTGGGTTGCTCTGAAGCAGAGGCATCGAAGATACACAAGGCGTATTGGAAACGTAACTGGTCACTGAAAAAGCTATCTGACGACTTAAAAGTTAAGAACATTAAGGGATCTATGTGGCTATGGAATCCAGTATCCAAGCTGTACTACCATCTCAAGGCAGAGAAGGATAAGTTTAGTACACTCAATCAAGGTACTGCTACGTTCTGCTTTGACATGTGGTTAGGTTACATCGTTAGCAAACGACCTCAACTTACTGGTCAGTTCCATGACGAGTTAATACTACGAATAAAAGAAGGAGAGAAAGATGCTACAGAAAAGTTAGTAAAGAAAGCTGTACAACAGGTCAACAGTGTGCTAAAATTAAATCGTGATTTAGATTGTGATATACAGTTTGGTAAAGACTATTCACAAATTCACTAAAATGTGTTATAATAAATAGGTAACTTAAGGAGAAATACAAATGGCTTTAAATCGTAAATCACCAGTAGCAACTACCAACTCTAATGTTGAGTACTCTAACTTAACTGAAGGTGAGCATGAGGGTCGTCTAGTTTATGTAGGTGATCTTGGTTTACAAGAACGCAGCTACATGGGTGACGAGAAACCACCAGCTCAACAACTTTCATTAGGTATTGAAATCATTGGAGAGAAAGTAACCATTGATGGTAAGGAACAACCACGACTAATGTGGACTAAGCCTTTCAATATCTTTTATCAAATGAATGAGTTAGGTAATGAGTACAAGTATTACAAGGTATTTAAACCTACTGCACAAGAAGGCCAAGTGGCTGACTGGGATAGCGTACTGGGTTTACCATGTAATGTTATCGTCAAACACCAAGCTGGCAAAGAAGGCAGAGTGTATGACAACATTGATAGTATTGCCCCAATCCCATCTAAGTATCAAGATGTAGTAGGAGAAGCAACTATCACTGCTATGGCAGTAGGTGACGCTGATGATGAAAACAATGTAGCTACCAAAGCATTGTTTGGCCTAGCTAAGTATGTGTTTGATAAGCGCATTACTGGTGACACAGCTAAGGTAACACCTATCACAGCAGCAACTACATCAGAAGATTTCTCTGACGACATTCCTTTCTAGTCATGGAACTTCTGATAGATGGAGACCCTATTGTATATAGAATAGGGTTTGCTTGTCAGAGTAAGGATAAGGACTCTGGGTTAGTTACTGCTGACTCAGAGTCTTTTACCCTACATAGCTGCAAACAGTTTGTTAATGCAATACTCAAAGACACTGAAGCAGAGTCTTATAGAATGTACATCTCTGGCAAAAGAAACTTTAGAAACAAAGTCGTTGATGATTACAAAGCAAACAGAGCTGGCAAGTCTAAACCAGTACACTACAATCTCATAAGAGATTATCTAACTCGTAAATTTAAAGCACAGCTTATCGAAGACATAGAAGCTGACGATGCTTTAGGTTTAGCTCAAACACCTAACACTGCTATTGCTACAATCGATAAAGACTTATTGATGGTGGAAGGTAAGCATTATAATTATATAAAGAAAGAGTGGAAGCAGGTAACTGCTGAAGAAGGTACTCGTTTCTTTTATAAACAAATGATTACTGGCGATAAGGTAGATAATATAACAGGCATATATGGGCTTGGTGAAAAGAAAGCTAGTAAGCTACTAGATGAAACTCCTCGTGAAGAATGGGATAAGTTAATCTTAGATCTATACGACAAAGAATTTGACAATGGATTTCATAGAGCGGTACAAAACTCACAGCTTCTTTGGATACTACAGCGTGACAAACAAATGCCAATGGATTTTAAATGAAGCCTCGTAACAAAAAGAAGGATAGCCAATTTCGTAGTGGCTTAGAAAAAGCATTAGCTGAAAAGCTACCTAAAGAATTTGAATACGAACCAGCACCAGTACCTTACATTATGAAACGTAAGTACATACCTGACTTCGTATATCAAAACTTTTACATTGAGTGTAAAGGATTCTTTAGAGCAGGTGACACCATGAAGTATAAGTCAGTAAGAGATTGTATTGATGGTGAGTTAATCTTCGTACTGTCTGATCCAAATAAGAAAGTACGTAAGGGTAGTAAGATGACTATGGGACAGTGGTGTGAGAAAGAAAACATGGCACACTTTACTGTTAAAAATTGTGACGAACTAATGAAATACATTAAGGAGAAACAACATGAAAATAGCAGTAATACCTGATTGCCAAGTAAAAGATGGCGTACCAACTGAACACTTGACATGGGCAGGTGAGTACTTAGCTGACAAGAAGCCTGATGTTATCGTAAACATTGGTGACTTCTGGGACATGCCTAGCCTATCGAGCTACGACAAAGGTCGTAAAGACTTTGAAGGCAGACGATACACTAAGGACGTACAAGCTGGTAACAAAGCAATGGACTTGCTTCTTGCTCCAATAAAGAAAGAGATCCAAAGGCAGAAACGTAACAAAAAGAAAGCATGGAAACCTCGTATGGTATTTACCATTGGCAACCATGAGTACAGGATAGAGAGAGCAGTAGACGCAGATGCTATCCTTGAAGATGTAATTAGCTACAAAGATTTAAACCTCGATGACTGGGAAGTACATGGATTTCTTGAGCCAGTAATCATTGAGGGTGTAGCGTTTGCCCACTACTTCACAAGTGGAGTTATGGGTAGACCAGTAGCAAGTGCTAAGTCGTTACTGTCTAAGCGTATGATGTCCTGCATCATGGGTCATGTGCAAGACAGAGACATAGCATTTCAGAAACGTGCTGATGGTATAAACTTAACTGGGTTATTCGCAGGTACGTTTTACCAACATGACGAGAAGTATCTAGGCGCACAGAACAATGGTAGTTGGGCTGGCATCTGGTTGTTAAATGAAGTTGATAATGGTGGATTAGATGTACTACCTGTCAGTATTAATTATCTAAAAGAAAGGAAAAGAGATGAGTAAATTATTTAAATGGGAGTGGTCACTGTTACGAATACATGAAGAACTAAATGTTCTTCTTATGTTTGGCTGGCCTATTCTTGGTGGGTGGTTTCCATACATAGGATTCACACAATTTTATAACTTTGAAGATGAAACCACTGAGAGATGTTTCTTAATGGAATGGTTTTGTACTGGGTTAGCTTTTACAGGTAAAGATGAAGATGAGTAATGCACAAATACTAACACCCAAGAGTACATATACGTATGATTATCCACAAGCATTAGAGTATTCTAAGGCTCAAGAATCAATCTTCTGGACAGCAGACGAGATTGAAATGGAGAAAGATATACATGATCTCAAGACTAATCTTACTGATGCTGAGTTACATGGCGTTACAACTGTTCTTAAACTATTTACTCTATATGAGCTTCATGTAGGTAACGAGTACTGGCTTGACTACGTGCGTAAGACATTCCCACGCCCTGAGATTCAACGCATGGCTAGTTTGTTTGGTATGTTTGAACTGAATGTACACGCACCTTTCTATGACAAGCTGAATGAAGTAATGGGCTTAAAGACTGATGAGTTTTATGAGTCATACACAAAAGATAAAGTACTAAAGGATCGCATGGCATGGATTGATCGTCAGTTTAAGACTGATGACCCACTACTTATTACTGCAATGGGCAGCATCACAGAAGGTGCTATCTTGTACAGTAACTTTGCTTTCCTAAAACACTTCCAAGCAGAGGGAAAGAACAAGCTAATGAACATGACCGCAGGTATTAACTTCTCAGTGCGAGATGAAAATCTGCATAGTGAGGCAGGGGCATGGCTGTTTAAAACGCTTAGAGACGAACTGAAGCCTTCTGAGAAGGAATACGCTAGAATTGTAAAGAAGATTAAGAACACATGTGAGCAAGTGCTTGAGCATGAGGGACGTATCATTGATATGATATTTGAACAGGGTAATATCAAGGGTATTACTGATGTACAAATGAAGAACTTTATTATGTCACGCTTAAACTTATGTCTAAGTCAGTTAGATATAGCACCAATGTTTGATGTGGACTATGATCCAATCAGTCATTGGTTTTATAAAAACATTAACAGTGGGTCATTCCACGACTTCTTTGCGAAGCAAGGTAATAACTACAGTCGTGACTGGGCGGAAGGAAAATTCTCATGGTAAAAGAAAAATCTATTTACGAAGAACTTGGTGAAGAACGTAAAGAACTTCAGGCTGAAGGTAAGCTACCTCTATGGGTAACAACAGCAGCATGGCAAATTCTTAAGGACAAGTACACAACAGATCAATACCCTGATCTGTACTCAATCTATAAAAGAATATCAAGCACAGCAGCGCAGCACATGGACGATGATAAAACACATTGGGAAAAGAAATTCTTTAACCTAATGTGGAATGGTTGGCTTGCTTGCTCAACACCTGTACTTGCTAACATGGGAACTAATCGTGGTTGCTCTGTATCTTGTAGTGGTAACTATGTAGGAGATAGTATATATGAATTTTATGATGCACAAAAAGAGGTTGCTGTCCTTTCAAAAAATGGTTTTGGAACTTCAAGCTACATTGGAGGAATTAGAGAGCGAGGAACTCCTATCAGTGGAGGGGGATTTGCTTCAGGGATACTGCCAGTGCTTAGAGGTTTTGTCCAATTATCTCGTGATGTATCACAAGGCAACACTCGTAGAGGCGCATGGGCAGGTTATATTGAACTAGATCATGGAGATTTCTGGGAGATAGCTGACCATCTAATTAACCACCCTGATGATTGTAACTTAGGTTGGATTGTTAGTAATGATTTTATGGATAGGTTAGACAAAGAAGATGAAGATGCTGTAGCTAGATACCAACGAGCTATGAAAGTCAAGATGGTTACAGGCAAAGGCTACTTCTTTTTCGTAGATAAAGTTAATGAAGCTAACCCACCAATGTATGCAGAGCATGGATTGAAAGTTAAAGCAAGTAATTTATGCACTGAAATCACACTACATAGTGATGAGTTTCATACGTTTACTTGTGTATTATCGTCAATGAACCTAGCTAAGTACGAAGAATGGGTAGATACAGACGCAGTACAGACTGCTATTATATTCCTAGACTGTGTAGCTGAGGAATTTATAAAGCAAGGTCGTGGAATTAAAGGCTTAGAAAATTCAGTACGTTTTACTGAGTCAGGTAGAGCATTAGGCTTAGGTACACTAGGTTTCCATACTTACCTACAGCAAAACTCAATGGATATTGAAAGCTATGAAGCATATAACCTTAACCAACGTATGTTTAAAGGCATTAAACAGGAAGCAGTTAAGGCTAGTCAGTGGTTAGCTAAGACTAAGGGAGAACCTAAGTGGTGTAAGGGTCATGGTGTACGTAATACACACCTACTAGCTATCGCTCCTAATAGTAGCTCTGCACTAGTTTGTGGCAGTGTCTCACAAGGCATTGAGCCTGTGTATAAGAACGTGTTTGTTCAAGGTAGCCCTGCTGGTGAGATCAATAGGATTAATCCTGTCCTAGTGGATCTGATGAAGGCTAAAGGGGTGTATAGTGACGAGACAATCAATCAGATTATCAAGGACAATGGTTCAGTACAGCTAGTCGATTGGCTAACTGATGAGGAGAAGGTTGTCTTTAAGACTAGTTTTGAGATTAATCAAGAGGTATTGGTACGCCTAGCTAGTGCAAGACAGAAGTATATCTGTCAAGCACAATCACTAAACTTATTCTTCCCTAGTGATACACCAGAGGACGAGATAAGTAGGGTACACAAGCTCGCCTTCAAAGATAAATACATAAAATCATTGTACTATCTAAGAAGCGAGGCAGGTGTAAGAGGCAGCAGTGGTGAATGTGTCGCATGTGAGGGTTAGAATAAACCTGTTGGCCTATTTTCTTCAGCAGTTCTAAACTTAGATGCTTCTCTCCTTACATCACCAGCAGCATCATTAGCCAGTATGTTAATTAAACCACCAACAACAGGTAGTCCTGTTACTATTGAATTTTTTGAATTAAATTCTTCATTAACAAGACCCTCGTAAGCATCTTTAAAGAATGAGAACGCAGGTAAGGTGGCGTAGTTGCCAGCAGCACCAACTATGTCACCCCTTTGAAGCTGATCAATAGTGTAGTAAGAAGCACCTAGCATCTTTAATCCAAACTCTCCCATACGATCATCAAAGTTTGTAATCTCAAACCCTTCCATACCATTCTTAAGATAAGCTCGCATCTCACTAACAGATGCTCCAACAAATGCTACAGTAGGTAGTAACATAGCCATAGACTTATAGCCTTCAGCTCGTACAGCAGGGTCTTGTGATCTAATAGCCTTGAATGTTTTTCTACCAACAAAGTTTAACTGGTTAATCATAAACATTTTTAGCGAGTATAACACACGACCATTAGGGTTATCTAAAGATGCTTGTGGTGTTTTAGATAGTGAGATAGGTTGTGCATCAGATAGCTCATTCCAAATTAATAGTTTAACATTTTCATCAGAAGTATCTCCCTTTTTAAGAGCTGAGATCATACTGTCAAACTCATCGCCATAAGCAGTCTTATACCTTCTAGCAAGTTTATCAACACCTGCCTTAGTCTGTGCTTGTCGTTTTACATTCTGCCATGTAGCGTTCATGTATACGTTCTTACCTATCTGATCCATCTTCTGAAACCCTGAGTACTTCATAAAGAAGTTTAAAGTCTTAGACAGATCTCTAGGATCTGTTGCGATCGACTGGATAGTATCAGCTAAACCATAGTCAAGCATATCAAACTCTTTCTTAGATAGTATACCTCTAAACGTATTGATAATACCTTGTGACCACATAGCTAAACCTACGTCAGATAGTTGAATTAACGCAGAGAATGGATTAGCAAGAGTCCAAATATAACCTAAGTCTCTAACAAACTTTACTGCTCCAGAAGGGCTTTGCTGGCCCATACCATAACGAGAACTAATAACACTATCTACAGCATCAAAAGCACTTGCTGGAAGTGCTGGAGCTTCAGCGTTAAATTTTCTTGTTAAACTTTCTTTAACATCAATTACATTTAACACGTTATCATTTTTATCTTTTTTAAAAGCTAGGTTTTTTAAACCTAAAAAATTAGCTTGCTCTGTAAGATCAACAGATTTAGTTATATGTTTATATAAAGCATCTTCTGTGCGTTCATAATACTTAAATAGATTTGGAGTAATGTCATCAGTACTCATAGTCCTTGCTTCAGTAGAAAAAACCCTACCATTTTTATAATCTGGTACCTCATTACGAGCTACTCTAGTTAAAAAGCTTGACACTTCTTCTTGAGGAATGTCGTCTAAAGTTTTTGCACCATGATGCTCAAGAAACTTATCTTGCATACTACGCATACGAGTAGCGCCAATACGTTTGTCAGAACCTATTGCTTTCATTAAACCATTGTAGTCTTTAACAAGACTAGGCATATAATTTATTCGTTTTTTAAATATGCTGGCTGTAGCAGACCCTACTTGTTGAGCTTTAGTTGCTTTACCATCTGGTGTTTTGTACCTAAATACATTACTAAGATCTTCTTCCATCTCATCAATAACACGCCTAGCATTTTTTACTTGAGCAGCAGCTTTTTCAGCACCAATCTTTTTAGCTAGTATACTAGTAATACCTTCCATGTCTCCATTACGACTAAACACAAACACTTTAAAAGCATCTTCATCACTTAATTTCTTTAAGCTTGCCATGTAATCTTTCACACCAACATTAGCATCTTTTTTATCTACCCTGTTAGCTCGTGCAATAGCCTTCCTATCTGATTCACCAGACAACATATTAAAAAGCTTTCTACTTCTATTCATCTCTGACTTATTTAAGTCAAGAGCTATCTTAGGCGAGTAGTTTTCTATTACATTTAAAACAGGGATAAGCAGTCGTTCAGTTAGCTGCCTTGTTTTACCTTTTGTTTTTACTAATTCTTCAGCAGCATCTCTTGTTACTCTAATTACTGTTTGAGCTTCTTCAGCAGTTCTAGGCATTAGCACTTGACGACCAGTAGCAGCCTTTGCTTCATTAACTATTTCACGAGTATGTCCAAACATTTGCTCAACCATGTCAGGCACTTTATCTTTTGCTGCAATAGCTTCTTCTGTTGTTTTTACTTGTGTTCGAGCAAGGGCAGCAGACACGTTGGCATCGTCTATAATTTTATTAGCACCTTGCTCTCGAAATAAATTTAACTTGGCTGCTTTCTTTGCGCTATAAACATTAAAACCTTTAGTCAAAGTACCAGCAGCAACAGCACCTATACCTGTAGATACAGCAGCCCTTGTAAAACTAACATCTCTACCAGAGCCAAGATCATCTGACACTGAATAAGCACCACTAAAACCACCACCAAATGCAGCCATCTTAGCTACGCTACCAGTCATACTAGCAGGTAAAGCTATTAAACTTTCAATACCTGCCATAGCTATAAACGCACCAAGACCACCAGCAAACCCAGCTTCATCTCTATCAAAAGCAGCAGCAGCTTCAGGATATTTAGCACGTAAGTCTGCATCTTCCCTATCACGAATCATTTTAACTCTTTCGTTATAAGGAATATCATGCCATTCTTCTTCACCAATACCAAAAACTTCTGAAGGAGCCATGTACGAGTCAGTTACAGAATCCTCCATGATAGTATTAAATGCAGCTTGTGATGCAGTCCAAGCATTACCAATCAAACCTTTGTTTTTATAAAAACCATAAGCAAACTTATCTAGTCCATCAGCATCATCATTATTTATTGGAACAAAAGTATTAACATCACCAAAACCATAGATAGGTACTAAGTTATTAATAAGCTCTTGCTCTTGCTGCTGGCTCATCTCCTCATCTAAAGATTTATTAAAACCCTGTTGCTTTAACAGCTCACCAAAAGTCTCATCTTGATTAGATACAGGAGCTGAGTTAGATACAGGAGCAGGGCTAGGCACAGAAGTCTCTTGACTTAATGTTGGAACAGGAGATTGTGGAGCTGCTGCTACTGGTGTTGGATCTTGTAATGCCATAAGTATACCTACTAATTATTTTATTTTTTATTACTTCTTTTTAACTTCATATGTGCTACCTGTTCTCATATCTTGCATCTCTTTTACTTCGATTGCTTCAGGGTTGTATGACACCTCATCGTTCCAGAAGTCTCTATTAACCCTAATAACACCTTTTAACACATCATTTTTAACAAGCAATGAAAGAAGCTGAGAGTCAGTAGGTAATGGAGTTTGATTACCTTGTTTTTGAGATGTTAATATCTTAGCTTTTTCTTGATTTACTCTTTGCATAAGATCTACATAATAAGAGTTTTTATCATAAGTCCCAGAAAATTCATCAACAGGTAAACCCATATCTTCAAAAGTTTTATTTATAATGTTACCTGCGTTATCTACATCTTGTTTAGATACTTGTTGAGGTATAACAGGCTTCTGCCTTTCTAAAGCATCTTTACGCATGGTTTCAAACATAGTAACATACTTAGGATCAGCACCTCTTGCAATTAAAGCTAACTTGATTGCTTCAAAATCAGCAGGTTTTGTTGCTTGAGACATAGCTTGAACAAGCTGTTGCGCTTCAGCCTTGTTTGATTCTGCTATTCTTTCAGCATCAGTCTTAATACCAAGACGCTCACGTAAACCTTCAGTAAGACCTTGTCCCAAACCAGTACCAATACCAGCACCAAGCTTCCCTAAAGCACTAGTTTGTTCAGCTATATTAGCATCTATTTCTTTTTGTTGTTCAGCTCGTTCTGCTAAACGCACATCTCTTGGTTGAACACCAAAAATTTCTTCTATCATACCAGCCATTATAATTTCCTATTATTAGTTGCTTGGGAACATACTGTCAAAAGACCAAGAACTACCACCAGAATTTGGATTATACCCAGTGTTATACTGTACTGCCATGCCAGCTACGCCTTCAGGAGATAGGTCAGGTTTTTTGAAAAAGCCTTTTGCATAATCGCCAGCAATATCGCCAAGACTTGAACCTGCTGAACTAAATAAAGAATCCATAAAACCACCACCACTACTACTAGGTGCAAATAAGTTTCGACCAGCTTGAGCTGAACCAATCATAGCGTCTGAACGCATCTGTTCTAGTTTAGCACGATTACCAAGTAACTCTTGCTCAAGACCAAATACATCTTTAAGAGTACCATATGAAGCACCATAACCACCTAATAGATTTTCTAATCTTTGTTGGTCTGCGCCAGAGCCAAGTATGTATCTTGATTCTTGTCGTTTAAACTCAGCTTGTTGTTCTGCTTCTCTAAGCCTACGAGCTTCAGGAGCTAACTCTGCTAATGCCCTTGACTGTGCTAGGTTAGTAGCATACATATCAGGATTAACTAAACCAGTACCAGCTCCAGCACCTAGACCACCACCTGCCAAGCTTAATCCCATACGACCAGTACCAAACATGGTATCTCGCGTATTAATGTTTTGTTGATTAAACGCAGGTTGCAGTAGTGCAGCTTGTTGATTAAAGATTTCTTGCTCACGCTGTCTAGGATCGCCATACTGATAATCAAATCTAGATACAGGGCTTTGTAATTCAGATAAGTACTGACTTAAAAAAGGCTCTGCTTGTTGCTGCCCCTGTGCATACAAACTTTGTAGTTGAGGAGTCAGTGCTGTAGAAAAGTTATAAGCACCATCTTCTCCTTTTGTTCCTGATGTATTGCCAATAAGGCTAGTGTAAGAATAAGGCTGAAGCTGCGCTTCTTTCATAGCTTGAGGTTGAGCGACTTTACCACCACCAAATAAGCTGCCACCAATACTGCTTCCAATACCCATTTTATATATCCCCTATGAAATTCGTAAAAACATGCTAGTGACTTTGTAGTCTAATCTCTTGTTTAAGTAGCCCATGATGCGCCAAGTGCCTGTTGGTGTACCACTACTCTGTACAACAATAGCACTGTCACCAGATACGTTTGGATTTTCAGCAACACCAGCGTAACGTAAGTTAGAACCAGCAGTAGTTGAGCCAGCATCTAATGAACCATCAGCACCTACATACTCACAAAAAGCATAAGTACCAAGAGCACCTAGTTCTTTTGATTGTACTGCAATACCTGTTATACCAGAGCCATCACCAACAAGAGCAGTTGCAGTAAGCGTACCACTTACAGTGGCATTACCTGTTACGCTAATAGCTTCAGTTGGAGAAGCAGTACCCACACCCACTCGATTGTTAGCAGTATCTACAGTAAGTGTAGTACCATCTACAGTTAGGTCATCAGCTACTACGCTAGTAAACGTACCAGCAGCCTTAGTAGTTCCACCAATTACTGTGTTATCAATAGTACCACCATTAACATCAGCAGTAGTTGCAGTAAGGTTAGCGACTGTTACACCACCACCATCTGCGATTACAATAGCGTCATCGCCATCTGTATACTCAATAAGTGGTGTGCGTATTGTAGTAGCTGTAACTGCTGCTGCTGTAGTACTTCCAATAACAGTAGCATCAATAACACCACCATTACAATTAATACTTGGTATAGTGGTAGTGCCAGTAAATGTTGTATTATTTATATCAGCTTTAGTATTTACAGCAGTTTGTATTGCGTCAAACTCATCGTCAATCTCTGTACCTTTGACAATCTTGTTAGCGTTGCCAGTAGCCAGTGCATCTTTAGCTGCAAAGTCTGTTGTTTTAGAATAATTACTCATTAGATAATCCTACCTTCTTTAGCGTAAACGTCTAGTTTTTGGACGCTTAGTAACGCGCCATCGATTGTTGTTTGTATTCCTAGTTGTACTATTGCACCTGTACCTGCTACAGACGAGTCTAGTCTTTCTAAAGAAATACCTAAATTATATTCTGATACTGTTTCAGCATTAGCTCCATATTCGCTTATACCATATTCAGATACATTTGTTTCTGTTAAAGTAAAAGGAAAACTAAAGTAATTAGCTGTGTAATCAAAACCTGCTTTGAGTGAAAAGGATTGAGATTGATTTCCAATTACTGTAACTGCTACTCGTTTTAATAATTTATTTTTATTAGGAAACCCTAAGTCAAAATGATTAGTAAAGTAAGACATTAAGTAACTACTACCATTGTCATTATAGCTTTCGTACTCTGCGATACCATTAGCCTGTGTTAAGTACATTGTCTTAGCTGTAGGGTCATACACGTAATCAGTATGGTCTAAGTTATTCCAAGTAGTGCAACGTAAAGTAGCATCTTCTAATGTACCACGAGTGTCAAATACAAATATCTCTTTAGCTTCTGGTAAACTAATTAAATAAAATGCTGCCTCTGGGAAGTAACATGATTTAATTAGACTTGAATTGCTTTCTCTGTTTACAATATCCATGAATGTATCTCGTACATTCTTAGACAAGTCATTCATTGGCTGTGACTTTTCTTGGACAGTACGTCCTAGTGAACGCAAGCCAGTAGCAGACAAAAAGATAATGTCATCACCTGTATTCTGTATGCTGTCTCTAGCAATACAACCCACACCAGCAATTACTTCCACTAGCTGTAATGTATTTACATCAAAACCTGCTTGAAAGCTATCGCCATCAGCAAAAATTGCAATGTGGTTGTTACAAAATATAATTAATCTACCATTATGTTCGCCTAAGCCTGTAATAATATCTTGGCCTTTAGGCAAAACACCAGTAATGTTTAGCGTACCAGCACTACCAGTATTCCATTTTGCGCCATTTAGTAGATCACTAAAGTAAACTGTAGTTTTATTATCGTTAGTATCAGCAGCCCATAAACGACCAAAGGCAGACATAACAATATCTGCTGCTGGAGCTGTACCAGTGTAGTCAGCGTGTTGGTCTATTGATTTAAATTCGTTAGAAGTAGTCTCATTGGTGTAGTACAGTGGTTTATAACCACGCTGAAAGAAGTACGCCCTGTCATTTAACGTAGCACTAGACCAATTACCAGCAGTAATAGTGTCAGTAGTAGTTGGTGTGCGTTCTGTTAATGTAGCTAAGCCTGTGTAAAACTTGTCAGCACTCCATGATACTAAAGTGTTAGCACCTACTACGTCTAGAAATGGGTGCATACCTTTTAGGTTAGTGCTAGTACCACCAGTAGTAGTACGATATATCCAACCTTTCCTAGCACCTAGTCTACCAAACTCGTCAATCACACAGTTGTTAGCTTCCAGTGCAAAGCTAGGATTGTTAGCTACACTACTCTCTTGAGTATTTAAACCTAAGAAAGCTGGTGCTACTAGTGATGCTGTTACTAAAGGTTTTGCCATTATGCTGTACTCACTAGGAATGGTGTTTCTTCAACTGTTAAGATACATGATACGCCTGTAGAACCTGCATCACCTGTAATTTGATAACCAGATTCCAGCATTACATATCCACCATCTTGCTTTAGTTGTATGTAATCACCTGAACCTAAAGACTTTGAACCTAAGACTGTAATAGTTGCATCATTTTCAATGTTAATATGCACACCATTAATTGTAGAACCTGTACCATTAGACACAAATGCTAGTACCCATTTTGCTCTAGTGTTAGGTGGTACTGTATATAAAGTACTTGTAGTTGTAGGTAAGTTCTCAATCAATATAGTTCTAGCTTTCATACCAGATAGTCTCCTCTGGGTGCTTCGCAGCATCTAAGGCAATAGCATCAGCTAGGGCTACGTCAGATCTCGCGTAAGCAGATACTGGGTTGACACCCCCATCTTCACCACGCTCCTCTACTGCCATCGCGTAAGCAAGCAGCTCAATAGGTTTGGAGGGTACTTTGAAGGTGTCTGCATCACCAGATAAATCATCAGTACGAAGAACTACATTAAATCGTAGGTCGTATGCCCCATCAGGTATTGGATAAACGTCTACTTGTGTGTCACCATCTTGACTAATACCATTAAAGTTATAGTAGTAGGGTGCGCCTTCTTGTGGTGTAGTGTTTAAGAATAAAGAATTAAAAGTATGAGAATCCTTATGCTTCATAAAGAAATCATCAGTATCGTTAATAACATCTAATACTGTCATACGATTTAACGAACCATTAAGCTCGTAATTAAATATACCAGTAGATGTTGTAGCTGATAATGTAGTACGAAGACCAGACCAAGACCATGCGTTTTCTACTGTTTCTTTAGCATCATTAACTAGTACAGCGATAAGTGAAGAATACGCAGACTCCTCAGTAGTAGCTACTGTACGCTCACGCAATCGTTTTAATATACTGTTTACTACTTCTAAATATGTCATTACCATTTCACCTTATCTGCCCAGTAAGCTGCTGACATCTTACCCTTAGCTATGTTCTTGCCATGTCTGGCTTTAAATGATTTACGCTTTGCTTTCATTTTTGCAGATTCTCCAGCTTTAGGTTTACCTGCTGTACTAGCACCTTTTTCACCAAAGCGAATAGTCTTAACCTTGTCGCCTTCTTTAGCCACTACTACGTGTGATTTCTTTGGGTGATTAGGTGTGCGCTTAGGTTTGTTGTAACCTGCTACACCTGCGTTAGCTAGTCGTGAATCTTTCTTCTTAGCTGCCATTAGATACCTACGTCTGGTAACGCTGCTGCCTTTAGTTCGTCTACAGTAGTCATACTGTCTACCTGTGCTGGTGCATCACGTAGTTGTTGTTTCTTAGTTACGATAGCTGAAGTATCAGAACCTGCTTCCTGCGCTTGCATGTACTGAACGTCAAGAGTTGCTAGTAAAGGCTCACGCTCTTTACGTAGTCTGTCCTTAGTAATGTCTTTAGCTTTATCTACGTTTACTACTATTCCCATGACCATGCCTCACGAAATGTTCTATCTGATGGTACTTCTGATGCGTCTACAATGTGATA